CTATTGTTCCGCTTTCAACCCCCTGTTGAACTTGTGTCATAATTCCAGCTATCTCTTCGTTAACCATCTTACGAGCTTTCTGAGAAATATGTTCCATGATGTGAGCATATAGCGTCCCCATCACAGAAGCCGAAGTTGCAACAAGAGGAGTTTTCATAAACATAATGTGCATTCTGATATGGGCATCTTGGTTCTGATCAGGAAAGGTAGTAAGCATCTCTCCCATAAGAGCTCGAGCATTCTCAATAGCAGGATCTACAGGTTGTGGCTCAACGGGAGGTGGAAGTATCTCATCAATGTTCTGTACCTCCAACGCTTGGTACATTCTTCTATACGCAGCCGTTAAGTTATGTAGGTCTGGATTAGATTGAGCAAGTTGAAGTTGGGTCTGTGCCAACGTAACTCTTTGTGCCATAGAGAAAATGTTCGGATCGCTTACAGGAATGACATCAACTCGACCGTCAAAGTCCTCTGCCTTTACACTACGCTCTGCCCCCGCTACCTCGTAAGGATATTCTGGTGGTAAGTTCTCACTGAATATTCTGGCAAGAATACGGAACTCTGTTTTCTGGGAGTAATGCAACCTCTTATGGATTGCAGACATAACTTTCATGCCTCGTTCCAACATAGCCACTGTGGTGCCCACAGGAGCAGCAGAGTTGGTATCTCCCGTTTGTTGGTCAGCGAGAGACACAAAACGTCTACCACCGTCCACAAGGGCTCCTAGAAGCTGCGACAGCGTTGCCGAAGGTTCTTTGTATGGGAGCGGAATAATTGCATCCCGTATGTTTCCCCCTGGAGCATCTATGTCCCGCCACTCACCCGGTTGCAACGGCTCGTCATCATTACGAACCCTCACGCCCCTTGCCTTGAACCCCGCTGGAAGATTCGCGAGAGTTCCTGCATCGATTAATTGTCGGAGGATACTCGTCGCTGCACGGCCCAAGCCACCAATCATATGAATTAAACCAAAGCCATAAAACCCCAAACCCGGCATAAAACGATAATGAACAAAATACTGTATCTTTTTTGCTAACCCAGATCCTTCTGTAAAGTTACGTCGAATAGAAAGAACTTGCCCTGATCCCTCGTCCAACGTCACAATGTAAGGCAGAGCTATTCCAGACGGTTCTCCTTCGGGAGACATGTCTTCAAATCCTTCAAGATCCAGATCAACGTGCATTTCCAAAACAGTAAACACATCATCTGTATATGTCTTGGATGTTCCTTGTATTTCGTTAATCTTTTCTCTTACTTCGTTTTCTACTTCTTCTGCGGATGAAAGTTCTACATCACGATATACTCCTGCAACTTGCATCTTACGAACTTCGTTTCCGTCCATGCGTAGAACGTGCGTAACGCGAGTAGCTGTCTGTAGGTCAGACGCAGCGTAAGACACAACTAGATCTTGAGCAGGAACAAACTTAGAAACAGCCCTTTGTCTTGCGTCATCAAAGTAAACTTTTTTAAAAGTAGATCCAGACAATGGAAGATAAAAAAGCAACTGATCCATGTCAGGATCAAACTCCTCCATAACTTCTGTGATCTGGTAGTTCATATATTCTTTAACTCTATGAGCCTGTTCTTCCCTTGCTGGATCTTGTAATCCAAGAACTTGTGTCTCAACAGGACCTCCTGCCGGTAGGAGTTCTTTGTATGCCTGTGCTTGAAACTGCGTAACACTCTCCGCTATAAGCGGGTGCGTAACCCCAGAAGCTCCTTGAAACGGTTGGCTGCGGTCTTCATACCTAATACCAAGTTGGTCAAGACCCTTTGTGTAACCCTCTTCCCAATCTGAGCGAGAGTCTTGATCGTCTTCAAAAGACGCTCTAAGTTCTGACGAAAGTTCCCCAAGATATGCATCTGGTATATACTCCGATAAGTTTGCGTTGTGTGGTATTTGTATTTCTTGCTCCATGAGAAGTTCCTCAGTAAGAGCAGTTACCGTTGCTCCTCCTTCTCCGTCAGGAGTAACCTCTGCTCCCCCACTAAAGTCTGGGAGGACATCTATGGGTACATCTACTTCAGGTAAATCTTCTTGAGGACCTCCTTGCATCATTCCTGAATCAACTAAAGATACAGAGGGTCTAGGTGGTAGTGCCATTAGTAGTACTCCCTTTTTGCCTTATATACGTCTCCACTCATGTCGTCTTCTCCTTCTAACAGAACAAAACCGCCTTGTCTAAACCTCATTAATGCCAACGTCATGCTATCGCAAAAGTCATCGTGGTCGCCATTGGGAAAAGAAACTACCTCTTCTATAACCTCATCCGCAAACTTTTTATCCTTTGGTGCCCATACCACTCCAGCTTCAAACAATGGTGCAACCATATGCATTCTTGTCACCTTATCACGACCTTTGCCTGGTGCAAACCCCAAGGCTGGTATACCACGCAACCTTAGTTCATCTATAAGAGGCGTACCTGTAGCCTTTGCCTCTACCAATACCATGTCTGGCTCCCAATATTCGTGTTCTTCATAAGCTACTTGTTTTAATTCAGGGAAATTCCACCGCCCTCTCTGTGCGTCCATAAGGATTATGTGGTCTGGTCCCCCTTCTTCTGGTTCAAACACGCCCCACGTTGTAATTGCGGAGTAATCTGCCGTTTCTTTCTTGGAAAACGCTGTATCGTAGGACTGAAGTATGTATTTTACGGGGGGAATTTTTTCTTTTTCCCACTCCTGCCACCATTCCCTCTTAATAATCGCTGATTCGGACGCTGTCGGGTTCTGTTGCCACTGTGCATTCCACTTTCCTACAGGAAGAGAAGCCTTAATACCCAACAATGCGTCTTTTTCCCAGAACTCAGGCCACAATGGGTTGTCTGAGGGCATAATTGCAGGAAATTCTACAACCTCCCACTGATCTGCAAAGGTATCTGACCCCTGATTCGCCAGTAAACGTCCCGTTAAGTCCTTTTTTCCCCACCTTGTCATAACAATTATGATGGATCCACCCGGTTGAAGACGCTGTCGAGGTCCAGAAGTGTACCATTCATAGGCATTATCAAACGCTGATTCGCTCATAGCGTCTTGTTCGCTATGTGGATCGTCAATTACAAACAAATCCGCACCACGACCTGTAACCGCAGCACCTACACCCGCAGCAAAGTACTCCCCGCCTTCACTTGTTTGCCATTTTCCTGCCCCTTTGTTGTCTTCTTTCAGTTTAGTGTGGGGAAAGATGTCGTTATACTGTGGGTCATCAAGTAAGTCACGAACCTTACGACCGAATCGGACGGCAAGTTCCGTGTTGTGGGTAGCTTGAATAATTTTTAACTTAGGATTACGCCCTAAAAACCAAGCAGGCATCAAGTAACTGGCAAACTCAGACTTAGAATGTCGAGGAGGCATGTTGATTATCAACCGTTTTAACTCGCCCCTTGCTACTCTTTCCAGCTTTTCCGCAATCACACGGTGATGATTGCCCTCAATAAAATTAGGATAGACATGATGAGCAAAAGGCATGAAACTATTTTGTGCCTTATCTTGTATATCAAACCTTTTTTTAGCTTCTGTAAGTGCAAGTATTTCTTTTAAGGCTTCTTCAGGTAAGGCTTGTAGGTTCATGACGCTACTTCAGTGGCTCCTGTTGTTCTAGTACTTGTATTAACCATCGTCCGTTGTGGATTGGATCCTTGTACAGAAGTAGATCTATATCGGTTAACTCCTTGTCCTGGTCGCATTCTTACATTAGTTACATTCATTTCGCAATATGGTTCTCCGTCTTTGCTAGTAAGAGTAAACCCCTCTGGACATTCATAGCTAATCGACCCATCTGGATTTACTGTTACTTCTGGAACACTCGGATCTACAGGGTCATCAACCACCTCTACTATAGGACTTTCAGGACCTGATGAGGACATTGTTTCATCCTCGGGTATATCAACTGTCGTTGTTGCAGGAACGACTGTGTTAGTGTTAGTCGTAGTCGTAGTTGTAACAGGATCTACTACTACATTTGGATTTACTACCACATTTGGATTTACTACTGCATTTGGATTTACTCCCACATTTGGATTTACTACTGCATTTGGGTTAGATCCAACGACTATATTTGGATTAGCGTTAATATCAATTATATTATCTACATTTGGATCAAGAACCGCACCAGTAGAAGTGTCTGCGTCTAGAACCTCTCCTTCATAGGTATATGTTTGAGGTTGCGTACCAGAACTTGTGTTAATGGCTGGAAGTCCCGCTGCAGTACTAGGAGTACCTAAACTTGAAACATTTGGAATAGTAACTGCGGTAGATGGTTCAACATACCCTGACAAACTTTGTAGGGCTATTTGGTTAATATCCGTCATAGACAACCCTGTGTTAGCTTCTAAGGCCTGTGCAGTCTCAGGAGACAATCCTCCTGTTGAATTAATCTCGTTGTTAATAATATCTGTAGCCGTCATAAGTTCAATGCTCGAAGGATCGCTTCCAGTTATATCGCTTATATTTGGCAACGATGGTGACACATTACTTGGTGTACCTAGTTGTTGAGGTGTATTTATTTCAGTCGTGCCAGATTGAGCAATCGCTCCTGGCAACAGAGAACCTAATCCTATTTGATCGGGTGCAACATTTGAAACATCTAAGTTAGAAGTATCTATCGGATTGGTATTTTGAATAGCTGCTTCAAACAACGCATCGTTATTTGTCTGTGCGGTTAATAACTTAGGTTGATTAGTAATATTTGGATTATTTTCTATTGCCATTATCCCTCCTGAAGGAAGAAGGTTTCCTCCAGTAGATGGAATGTTAATACCACTTGTCGTAGCTATGTCCCCACCCGGAGGAGTGTATCTTCCTGCAAAATACCCAGGTTCACTTCCTAACTGAAAAGCAGGATCAAGAGTTTGTATCCCTTCTATTCCAGCCGGAGCTTGATCCGTTCCTATTTGAGGAGTGGTTGTCTGACCACCATCAGGAGACATTAAAGAAAGTCCTAAGTTATCCGTATTAATATCAGGGCCACCAAGAAGTCCTGCAGCCGTATCAAAACGACCCGCACCTTCTACATCCGTGCTTGTTTGTGTATCCGTTCCTGATACATTAACACTCGGAACAGCTGCCGTGGTTCCCAAACCTATTATTCCTTCAGCTATAGCTTCTTTGAGGCTAAGAGATAACCCTTCTAGCGTACCCCAACCTGATCCAATCTGTTGTACAACACTTTGCAGTGTTTCTGTTCCACCTTCCGTAGCTGCTTGCTTGACTTTATTTATAAGCCCCGTTGGAATATACTCTGCTAAAGTTGAGGTAATCTTTCCCCCTGAACCTCGAAGAATAGGTATTGAGTTTAAAGCACCTGTGACCGTAGCAGTAGTTGTAGCAGCAGCCCAATCAGAAGCATCAGGAACTTCTCTATCATTTGCTAAAGCTCTCGCCATCGCAACAGGTCCGACAACTTGAAGAATTTCTGGCATGGCAGCAGCGGTTCCAGCTGCTATAGACAGTGGTACAGCGGATAGTCCGGCAGCGGTTCCAGCAGCTGTTGCTCCGACAGCAGCAAGAGTTGCTGCTACAAGATTAGGAACTTGTTCCATAATAGCAGGAACCAAAGCTCTCCAATCTCCCTCTGTATACCCTTCCACAAATGAAGCTGAAGCACTCTTCGTGTTTCCATAATCACGTTTTATTGCATTGTTTAATGCATCAGCGGTTTTTTCAAACCCTGTTAACTCTGCTAATACACCCACATTCTGTAAAGAATTATCCGCTCCTCTTTCAATGGCGTTCATGTATCCTGATTGGAAATTAACAAGTTCATTGTTTAACAACTCTGGATTGTTTTGAAACAAAGGTAAGTTACTTGCATCAACTGTACCTTGATCAATCCTATATCCATCTTGAATACCGCCCATTGCTCCGGGAGACATTCCCATTATGTTTGATATCTGGTCAGGATCTACAGGGTTTTCTCTTTCGTAAACCTCATTGCTTGTAAGAAACCTTTTGTTAATCGTGTCATAAAGACCAGAACCTGATCCTACAGCAATAATACCATCTTCTGGTACTTCAAGACCTGATTTAAAATAGTTTTTTATTTTATTTAGTATTGAGTCGTCAGCATCGTTCATAGTCAAATTATTGCTTGCAAGCTGAACTCCATCGCCAATACCACCGCCAAGGTTGCCATAATTAGACGATAGATATTCTCCTGCACCCATACCTTGATCCGCAGTCAACCCTCCTCCGGGGACCATGTCATACGTTCCAATTAAATCACTGCCCGTTGGGTTTTCTGATGTTATCGCTCCATAAGGGGTCATCATTCCCAAAGCACCAAAGTCTAATCCTGGGGGAGAGGAGGGAGCCATACCCGGAGTTTCGTCACGAAACATATCATCTGGTCGAGCCATAGGACCACTGTCCGAAGTAACAGCCCCCGTTTGTCCTAGTACCCCCAAGTTTCTTGCGTTCTCTTCATCCCGTTGCGTCACAACTTGATTATATGTATCTGAGGTTGGATCTGTATCAAGAGAGTAGGGTTGGGTCAGAGAACCGAGGGACGAGTTAAAGACTTCCCCGATATCTTGTGCAGCCATTCCAACCCGATCCGCTGTACTCAATCCTCCCTCAACAGGGTTTCCTGCATCATCATAACCGTAGAACTGGTCCGTAGATATATTTAATCGATCCGCTTCCTTCTTAACCTGATCTCTAAGGTTCTGGAACCTTGTTGCATCTCGAGCGTCTTTCTTTTCCTCTTTTCTATCTGAAAGCATCTTAGCCGTAGCTTGATCCTCTAGATAACCCCTAACAAGATCACTCTCCACACCGCCAAACTGATCGTAAACCTCTTGTTCTTCCTTCTTCCTTAATTGATTAAATAAAGAGGAAATTTTGTCGTTACCACTCTCGCCACTCAAACCATCAATACCAAGAACATCCGAACCTACACGCTCTCCATCCTTATAAAACTTAACGCCTTTGCCTGATCGAACCGCAACAACATTGTCATACT